GCCTGCCCCGCCCGCAACGAGAAAATAGTTAATGACATATGGAGCCGGCCAAGTCCCACTGCCTTGCGCGGCTTCTTGCTCTTGCAGGCTCCAAACGCCGCTTGCGGTATTGGTCCCACCGGGGCCTGACGGGGTATTCGTAACGCCGATCAAGCCGCCGTTATTGTATACGTTGCCGCTCTGGCCGATAAATCGCATCAGCTATGGCTCACTGCCGTGAATTGCTGATAACCGCAGACGACTTTGAGATAGTTACCATTGGCGGCCGTTGCGCCAAGCGATGAGTTGGCACCGAGATAGATCGCCGAGTTGGCGTCGATCACGACTAGGGTGGAGTTCTGCGGCACAATAACAGTCTTGCAGATTTCGGTCGCTGTTCCGCCAAGTGCCGCCGCGCTATGATACGAAATCGTGATCGACGAGCTAGCGGACCCATTGACGTTTGAAACGAGCAGTGCCGTGACTTTGTAGGTCAATCCGGAGGCGTTCGCATTGCTCAAGACGGACGTTTCGCCGGTTCCGGTCAGGTTGGCGACTGCCGTATATCCATTGCCGCCCGTGACGGCATTGATTTGGCTATCAAGCGCGGTTTGTAAATTCGCGATATTCGTCGCTGCCGTGCTTACCGACGTGTTAATCGTGGTCAGGTCGGTCGCTATCGTCTTTAGATCAGTGTCAATGCTGGTCGACCCAGTCGTGATCGACTGGATTAGAGCCGATATATTCTTATTAATGTTATTCGCAGCCGTGACAATGTTATCAAGGCTAAAAAACGAGCCGATCCCGGTCGATGTAGGCTGGTCAACCATTAGATTTTACCATCCTGTGCGAACCTGATGCGCACATTGCCGATGCGCCAGAATGAACCAAGGTCCGCCGACTGGAATTGCAGCGCCAATAGCCTGTTGCGGACGCGCATGTTAAACCATGTCGCTTGCGACACAGCCCCGTTAGGGTAAGTCACTGAATTAGGCGACACGACATACGTTCCATACGATACCGGAATATCGTTCGGGTAATCTGCGCCATAGATCGTGACCTGGATTTGCGCGTTTGGAGCCGGATTGCCATAGGTGCCATATTTGAAATCTGGCCAAACCATGTCAATAAAAGTCATCTCATGGCCTTCATTGACCGCGAAATAACCCGTCCGCATAGTCGAAACGATAGGGACACCATCGGCATCGTTTGTAGTTTCGTGCTGGTAAATGACGGAATTGACCGTTGCTCCGAGCGGCTGACCTAACACGGATTGGTCTATCCATGCCGTCCGCGAAAGCTGTCCGAAGTCCCAGACGCCTTCGACAATATTATATTTCACGTAACTATCAGGCTCGCCGGAACCGGACGAAGACGGGAAAAACCACCAAACCTCGTTAAATGCGGTATTGGCTGCCGCGACGCATTTGCCTTGATTTGTCGTATCCAAATTCTGAAAAACATAATCCCAGATCGGGCACGGGATAATCTGAACGTTGTTCCCGTTGAACACGAAGAAATTGGATTGCCCCATCCAGTAAACGGACCCACGAAGCTGGCATGCTGCATGTTGACCGATCAACCCGCAGTTTGCGCCGACCTTGGTAAATCCGAAAACAAGCGGATATCCAAGATAGTTCATCGACCACAGATCGAGATCGGTCCAGATCAATCCGTTTTGCGGTCCCTGTAATCCGCCAACGATTTCAGAACCTGTTGGAATATGATATGAGCCGGCTTGCGTTGTACTTGACGGAACCCAATTCGCAAAATCACCTTGATCGGACCAAAACACTAATAGCGGGTCTTGTTCGATACCTATATCCACCTGCGTGGTTGATCCGTAAGCGACCAGGATTTGCTGCGGCATTGATACGAATATACCGCGATTGTAAAGCGGTGCAGTCGTGATTTGCTGAAGTGTGGAAAACCCGCCGTTTGGGTCCCAGTAATAGATGCCGCCGTCTTTCGGACACGCGACAGCAAATTGCCCCCAATTGTCAATCGTCCAATTTGCTGCCGTGATCGGCGTTCCGGTTTGCGCAGATGGTACAACACCATATCCGAATGTGCCAGTACCATACAGACCTGTGCCGTAACCTACGCCTGCCGCTGCGGGACCAAGCGTGATGTAATATAGAAGCTGGCAGTTACCGGAGTTCATGCTGGTCGGTCCGGCGCTACTAGTTGCCGTTGCCGATGCGTTAATTGTGAACGTATTCGGAGGCGCGACCGATGTTACCGTATATGACCCGCTAATCGTAATTCCACCGGCCGTCGTCGGAATTGGGAATACGATGGTTGACCCGACAGATAGCCCATTAGATGGCAATGTTACCGAGACAACGGACGATCCTGAAGTAGTCGTAAATGTCGGAACCGCACCACCGTTTGTTACGGCCGAAGTGGCGGCGGAGGCGGCCACAATATAGTATTGTGTCGCCAAGGCACCGAGGCGTTCAATCGGATAAAACCCGGAAAGAATAATGCCGCCGACCGATACGGGAGTGTCAAAATAAACACCATCGTATGTCGTGACGTTCGAGATATTGGAATCATTTATGAAAACTTCGGCTGATCCGATTGTTGTCGTAAAGTTGGGCGAGAAATTAGATATATACGTTTGCGGCGTCAGGAATTGAGACGCGCCGTTCGTGATTGTGGCAAAAGCCGTGGTAGTTCCTACCGCGAGATGCTTGACGCTGTTCAAATCCTGCCAAGCGTGCATGGCGCGCGGGATGCCGACGGATAAATTATAATACTGCTGCCATCCGCCGACCTTTTGAAAAAGCCCGTCGCGGAACCGCCCGAATGACGAATACGAAATGCCGGCTTCGTTCAACGTCGGCGTTCGCTCGACGTTAACACCAGGCAGAATTTTGACTGATTTAGTCGGCATGTATCAGGTCTTGATAAACGTCAGGCCGGCGATAGTAGTCGGCTGCATGTTTGTGTGGACTAGGCCGCCGCCAACAATTCCCGTCTTATCCGCGTTCGCTAGTGTTCCATCGCTACTGACACGGACACCGGTCGAACTGTTTGTGGTAATCCGATTTGACAGTTGGCCGCCGGCAGGTCCCAATATCATTTCGTATGAGTCCTGAGTAACGACATTATATACAGTGTGATTGTGCGTCGGGTCGTAAATATATGCAGCATGTTGGTGCACCGGCATTTGGTTAGATGTAAGAGTCACCCCATCTGCACCGCCGGTCGCGCCATACACGGTGCCATCAATGCCGCCGCTCGCGCTGGTCAGTGGAGCGGTGCCGGCACCGGAAAACAGCGACACGCGCGCCTTGTTTCGCAGGTCAGGCGTTTTGAAATTGAGACTGGAAGTGCCGCCCCAAGTCGTGCCAAGAATATTATATAGGGCCGCATAGGTGCTGGCAGAATAAAGCGTCAGGCCATCACACGGGAGCCACGGATAAACCACGGTGCTACCGTCCGACGTGCAGCCATTAAACCATCCGGGCGTTGTGGAGCCGGCATAGTCCCAATACGATCCAGGATTGACCGTATTATTAAACCAAACGCCGGGATAGCTCGTGCCCGAACCGTCCGATCCGCTTTCAATCCTGATTGGCGTCACGATACCCTGCGGTAATCCAATCGTGGCGTTCGACCCGCTAGCCATTTTCACGCGGACATAGCTGCTGCCGGTGGTCCGGTTATCAATCCACCATACACCTGACACGTTCGGAAACGATACATCGGTCGGCGTGTTAATAGTACCGGTAAACCGAATAACGCCGTTCTGTGTCTGTGTAGTCGTCAAAGTCGCGCCGGATGACACGGAAAGCTCAAGGACAGAACCAAACATCTGTGTGATGTAGCCCATATCCGAATTGAGATAGCCGCCCCAAGCGCCGGAATCGCCGCCGACTGTCGGAAGAATAAGGCCACGGCTGTTTGTGGTAGACATTGGTTATGACCTCGGAATAGCGGTTTCTTTCTGCGGCGAGCCAGACGACCAGCCCCAGCTTTCAAACCGCTGGCGGGCAAGCTCGGTCTGGGCGGAGGCCTTAAGCGTCTGATACTGATTTTCCCACGATTGCGACATCTTGGGATCGTCGGCCTGTGAGCCGAAATTGCGCATGTAACCAGATGCAAACACCATAGACGCGGCCATAAACAAATCAGGGACGTAACTGGTTAGAATTGTCGTAGGGTTAGCGACCGAAAGCGGCGTCGGGCGGATTGTGCCGATAACTTCAACGGGATATGCGGCATCCGGTACGGGGGCCAATAGAACCTGCGTATTTGACACCATGCCAAAATAAACCGGCGTGCCCGTAGCGGTCGCATTGGACGGGTAGACGATATCAATGAAATCGCGCGAAGTCGGGATCAGCGCGGTGCGGCTTCCGATTGTTGGCGTAGCGGTCGATGGCGTGATGATATTGAGATAATCCACGACTATGAACGTGCCCAGGCTGGTCGGCAGGTTAAACGTCCTCTGCCCCGCCGTCACAGTTGCGCTACTGTCCGTCGTGTTCGTATACGGCAGATCAAGCTCGCGATATATGCGCTGTTCGGCATAATCAATGATCGACGGCAGAATGCCTATGAAGTTTGCATCGGCGGCCGACGTGACCATAAGCTCGGCAAGAGCGGCTGTGTATGTGGTGTATGTATAGGACATTACGCCGCCTCTAGTTCATACCATCCATTTCGCCACAGCGTGAGTAGCCGGCGGAAATATCGGTCATATTTCTTCGCGACCACATCAAGCGAGAATGTATTTTCCGCATATTTACGGATTGCTTGCGTATCAAGATTTTTGCATCCATCGACGGCTTCGACGAAATCGGACAACGTGCGGCATCGGAAACCGTTAAGGCCGTCATGTACTGTCTCGGTAAATACGCCCCAATCAGTCGTGATAACTGGCGTTCCGCACATCATGGCTTCGGCGTGGACGGTTTCAAACGGCCCGATATATTGCGTCGGGACAAGCACTGCCGTTGCGAGGGACATCAACTTGCCGCGGCGCTTTTGATCGACAACACCTTCATAGTGCAGGTGCGATCCGGTCAGGGTGATTTCGCTCCCCTTAAGCCTTCCAGGCTCCGCCACATCGACGCCCTGGCCGGCAATAACAAGCTGCATTCCGAGCCGGCGGGCGACTTCATCGGCGACGATGACGCCTTTCCGGCTGATAAACCTGCCGACGTAGAGAAGGTATTTGTCCTTTTTCCGGCTTACCGGAAACAGGGCCGGATCAAGATAGTTCGGGATCACGGCATCGAACGCGCGGCCATCGTTGATATTACGCTTGCCGTAGACGTGATGCATCCAGGCGTAGGATTCAAAAACGCAATAGTTCGAGAATATGCCTTCATATCCGATGCCAAATTCGACAGCCTGGTGCCCGGGGAACGCATCCGCGATTTCCGCGTTGCAGTTTCCGTTGATGACGCAAATGAAGTCTTGCGGTTTGATGCGCTTGGCAATCTCGCGGACCGCATTGCCGTTAAATTCGCGCCAGTATTCCAAATTCGGATCATAGGCGAGCGGGAAAAACCCGCCGATTCGCCAGCTTTCCATATCGAAGAAATGCCGCTGCCGGTCAGCAGACAAGATCGTGACATGTTCGCATCCCGGTTGGCTTCTTTCGGCCCCATAATGGACGACATCGTGCCCGATATCGCGCATCATCCGGCAGAACCCAAGCACCTTTTGCGTATAGGCGCATGGGGCAAAGTCGAGATTGGTCCGGGTATGTGGTAGACCGACTACATGGAAGCGCATGAAAACACCCCATAATAGGCACGACCGACGCAGCTATTTTCGCCGGTCATTATCTCCATTTTCCCTTTACCTTTCAACCATATATCAAGATCAATTTCGCTCAATTCGTGCGGATGGCCGAGATGCGGCGGAATATCGATCCACTCGAATATGCGAATGACTTTTGCAAACCGAAACGCATTATTAATAATGGTTTCAGGGTCGCGAACGTGTTGCAGCACGTTGTAAATCCACGCTTCATCATACCGGGCAGTGGTGTCGAAATCCTCGGCGCAGCACCGGCCATATTCAATGCCGCAATCATCGTACCGCATGACGACCCATTCAGGATACTTGCACGGATCGATCACGGTTAGGCGGTTCCCATTGACGGTTTTGAGCAAAATCGATGACGGGCCTCCGCCCAGGTCGAGGATGGATTTTCCGCGCAAATCATAAATCGGCCACCGGCCATCCTGTTCAGTCGAAACCATGCCCATGCGGTTGGCATAGGTAAGTTGCTTGGTTTCTTCGCCATAGGTTTTGGAGCAATCCCCCCACCATGAACGCTCGAAGGATTGGTGATTTGCGTGATCATAATGAAGCATAATCGGGTTCCTTATGCTTACGGTTGATTACAATTGAGATGCCGCAGTGAACGCCGCGTCCATATTCGTGATTCCGATGGCCGAACCGAGCTGATCAAACATCGGGTGAGAACGGTGCATCACGCCGCCGTCGGGATAGTTCCACGCCGCTTGCGCCGCAACGCGCTGCGTCGCGTCTGGGATCGTGGCAATCGCCGCGAGCACGTCGGCCTCGGTTTTGCCGATGCTCGCCAAATAGATCACCGCCTGGCGCTTAGTGATGTCGGGGACTGGCGGGTCTGCCATAATCGGGTCGAGGCGATAGCCGTCATTTTCCCACGGGTACACGCCGCCGCAGATGTGATCGCCAGTCGGAAGGATGAGCGGATTAGGTACGTTGGACTGTACCCAGCGCCCGCACTCTACGCTGGTGGCCTTGTCCACCAGAATAAAACCTGTTTGGATCATCTACTTCCCCAACATTGGAAGGTTAAAAAATAAGCCAGATATAGTGGAAGTATAAGAAAGCACTATAAGGCCGCTCCCGCCGTTCCCGCCAGTTGTATTTGCAGCGGATTGGTAGGACGACCCGCCGCCGCCGCCGCCGGTATTTGCGGTCCCGTTGGCGCCTGGATTGTCCCCACCCGCCGCACCAGCATTACCACCACCGCCGGCCGAAGCAGTCCCGGCAGTGCCGCCGCTTTGTGTCCCGCCGCCTCCGCCACTGGCGTAATTAATAGATGTACCAGTTATTGAAGATGTGGAGCCTACACCACCATTGCCGCCTGTGGTACTCGTACCGGATGCCCCGGCACCGCCCCAACCACCGCCGCCGCCTGTTCCATAGTTGCCAGAAAAGACAGAACCGCCACCAGCATTCCCCTGCCCACCTGTTCCGGAGCCACCTGTGCCACCATAACGGCCACCGCCACCAGATCCACCGGAGGCACCGTTACCTGGGTTCGCCGTTCCGTCAGACCCATGACCTCCGCCTCCACCTGCGGGAGAGATCGAAGAGAACACGGAACCAGAGCCATTTCCACCAAGTCCACCGTTTGGCCCAGAGCTGCCAGCGCCCCCCGGCCCGACGGTGATTGTGTATTGGGTTCCTGGCGTAACAGACAGCCCTGCGCCAGATAATACACCGCCAGCGCCGCCACCGGCTCCAGGGCCCCAAGTTCCAGAACCACCCCCGCCACCGCCTCCTGAAATTACCAAATAATTAGTTGATGTCACGCTGGCCGGGCACCTATTGCCAGTCGGCCAATCTGCATTAGTCGAGTTGCTTGATGTATACGTGGCAACAGTCGCAAGCTCATAGACAAGCTCGCCTTCGTAATAGGTCGGGAATATACGGATTGGTGTTCCAGGATCGAGCCGTGGCAGATCAAAGCCAGTGATCTGGAGCCAGACGGCAATAGCCTCAGATTTATCGGCAAACGGGCGCTGCCAGAGGATTTCGCCACCTTCACGCGATTTGATGACGACTTTCCACCATGTATTTGTAATAGAAATTGTGGTGGGTGCGAAAAATAACTCGCGTTTTTTTCGTGCAACAACAAACGATGTAGGAGCAGTCGTGATTAATGTCGGCATGCCGCAGACGAGGCCAGCTGTACGCTCTTCAAATTTTTGTGCAAATATCATTGCAGCGCGTACCAGATATAGGTAGCCGAGCCGTAAATTTGTCTTATAGACAGCACAAATTGGCTACAGGCATTTCCGGTTTGCGTGCCGGATTGCGATCCAGATGTATTGATAGATGATCCGCCGGGTGTGGTTGCGAGATTGAACGAGTTGGCGTCCACGTATTTCACATAATAAACAGTGCTCGCAGTCAAACCTGTAGGGAGAGACCCCGAAGTTGTGAAATACACGGGGTCGCCATTCACGCACCCATGACCCGTCCAACTAACAACACATGGAGACGCAATAGTCATAGTAATTGTCGCGGTTGCTCGGACAGCCGTTGCATAAGTGCTACCTGTCGCTGATCCAACTCGCCAATTGCCTGCCGTAAAAGTTATAGCACCTGCGCTCGGCCCATTAATGACCAAAACATCAATCGCGTCATAAATTCCGGCAGCCGGAGGGGACAAAGAGAACGCGCCATTATTGATTAGATACTGATAATTCTGATTGGCGGCGGATAGCGTTGTGGTCCCGCTAGTGATGGTTCCTAACGAATACGGGGTCAATGTAAAACCCGTCGAAATCGTCGCTGTGACCGCAGTGCCGAGCAACGTGCCGCTAGTCGGGAATGTTACGCTTGTGTTTGCGGTAAGAGTGCCTGTAAAAGTGTACGCACCGCTATATGTGACATTGCCGCCGATGGTAATAGTAGAAGCGCCGTTATTAACGCCCGTGCCACCATGCGTCCCGGTGATCGGGTCGGTGATCGACGTACCCCAAGCCGAGCCGGTCGAAACCGCGATGCCGGCACCGGGATAAACCGTCGGGCCGGTTGGACCGGTCGTGCCTTGCGGGCCGGTTGGACCGGTCGTGCCTTGCGGGCCGGTTGGACCGGTTGTTCCTTGTGGGCCAGTTGGACCGGTAGTGCCCTGCGGGCCGGTCGGTCCGGTAGTGCCCTGCGGGCCGGTTGGACCGGTAGTGCCC